ACGCTTCTAGGATTTCAGTAATTTCATCAAAATTAAAGATGAGGCCGTAATGCGTTCGCCCATCTAATGTTAGGTTTCCTGCGCATGAAAATTCGATTGCAGATGCACCGGCGCTTGTATTCACAAGGGTTAGGCCTTTTGCACCAACTTCACACGAGTTTGGCTGAGTTATCAGATAGAAGCAATTGAGATCACTCTGGCGGCATATTTTACCCAAGTAATTGCCATCTTTATTCCTGGTTGAAAAAGCCAAGTATTCCACATCTCTTTCAATGCCCCAGTCTTGAAATTTAGCGATTACTTGTGATGCAGATAGCGCACTAAAAGAAATAAGAGCGGTAAAAAATAATGAAATTTTCTTCATAATCCCTCAATGCTTTATATTTTTAAATACACACCGGCGTTATACCGTAGCAGACTCAACCTTGATGCAAGGTCCACCAAGCTTTTACCCGTCCGGCGACGTTGATTGAATCTGCAGCACGCCGCAAATCAATCTTCTCTTCATCAGGAAATTCAGATGTGTTGTCGCTCTTGAGTACCAGTGTTCCGTCAGAGAGGATCAAAGCGCGTTTCAGCAAGAATCTGCCGCACACATCAATGACGTAAATACCAGGTATATCTATAAAGCGCTGGCTGATGTCTACGAACACCAAGTCTTGATCCTGGATCGTCGGGCGCATACTTTGGCCGCACCCCGTAAGAATTTTGATGCGGTCGTAGTTGGCGCTACCCACCTTCTGATGCACCCAGTTCTCAAGTACATCGAGGTGGCGAACCACTTCTACGGGCTCACAGATTGCTGATCCATGCCCCATAGAGGGTTGAGGGGAGAGGTGTTGCAGACGGACGTAACCTTCAGGCGGATCGTCACGGGACGAAATGGGAACCCCAACCGGTGGCGGTGCTGTTGGTACCGGAATGCCACCCGTGACCTTTCCCAGTTCTGCTGCTACGCGGGGACTGAAATCCGAAACAGGAATTCCCAGCTCTGTGGAGAACGCCATGGCAGCTTTGGCGTTCAACGAGCTTCGGCCAAGCAAGTAGTGACCGACGTTGGCCTGCCCTCCCAGGCCGTAGTGCTCTCCGAACTCTGCTTGAGTTCTGTGAGGGCGCTCATCCCATAGGGCTTTTAGGCGGGCAGCTTCTTCCCGGTGCTCGTCGGTGATCTTCGGGCGCTTGGATTCTGTCATTGCTGAATTATTAGTGCTGCTGTTGTATATGCAAAATAGCGCCCATATTGACGACACGAACTAGTAGCGCTAATATTTGCCTATGAACCATCTCAAAACCATCCGTTTGCGCCTTGGGCTGACGCAACAAGCCATTGCGCAGGACCTCGGTTGCACCCAGGGCAACGTTGGCCACTACGAGCGCGGACAAACGCTGCGCCCAGAGGTGGCTCAGAAGTTGATTGAAGTTGCGCAGGCCCGTGGTCTTCACATCGGCTTCGACCACGTGTATGGCGGGGCTCCTCTGCCCGAGTCCACCCCGACCCAACCAGCAACCCACCAGGAGGCCTGACGCATGTATGCAGACCCTGCCCACATACGCAAGAACCGCGTGAACCTGTCGCTGAACGATGCCGAGGACCGGCTGGCCGATGCCATGGCGGAGTTCAACGGCATGCAGAAATCTGCATTCCTGCGGGTGCTCGTCTTGGAAGGTCTTTCCCGTTTTCATAGCCAGGATTCTGGTTTGCCTGCTCCGGAAATGCGAGCTGCAAACCAGTGACGCAGGCGCGTCTTTTCCCAAACTTTTGCGTAACGCGGAATGACGGCCTGTGCCCACACCACCACAAACCCAGCACCTGGACCTTACGGACAGGGAGGCTGCAGCACTCGAAAGCTATGCCAAAGCGCATGGCCTGACCCTTCAACAAGCCGCCACAAAGCTGGCGCAGCAGACCCTGGATACCCGCTACCGCATCAAGCAGAAGCAGGGGCAGGTGCTGCCATTTCGGAGGCGGACATGAACGCCGCACAACTTTTGCGTAACGGAATTTCTATGTCTCGGAGGCAGCCATGAGCTGGTCGGCACTCGCCTGGGCAGTGCGCCAGAAGCTGCCCAGCACCCAGAAGCTGGTGCTGCTGATGCTGGCCGAGCGCCACAACGGCGACAGCGGCCGGTGCGACCCGAGCCACGACCTGCTGGCGGAAGACTGCGGCCTTTCCCGGCGCTCCGTGGTGGACCAGATCGGCAAGCTGGAGGAGGCCGGCTACCTGCGTGTCATGCACCGGGCCAGGGGCAATGCCAAGCTGCCGAACCAGTACGTTTTGCAGCTGCAGTTCGGCGTGCCCGAGAAGGTCAAAAACATCCCCGACGACCCATATTTGGTAGTGCACGACGTGCACAAGGGTAGTGAACGTGCTGCACAAGGGGTAGTGCACGACGTGCACAAGGGTAGTGAACGTGCTGCACAAGGGGTAGTGCACGACGTGCACAAGGGTAGTGAACGTGCTGCACATAAACCAGTAAATGAACCTGGAATAGAACCAAAAATACAGAAATACAGCGCGGGTGCACATGCCGTGGCAAAGCCTGATGGGGTGACGGACCAGACCTGGGCCGACTGGCTGCAGCTGCGCAAGTCGCACAAGGCCACGGTGACGCAGACCGCTGTGGACGGGATTGCACGGGAGGCGGCAAAGGCCGGCTACACGCTGGAAGCTGCGCTGCAGGTGTGCTGCACGAATGGCTGGCGCGGGTTCAAGGCCGAGTGGGTCATGCCCCGGCAGCAGGGCGCACTGCCTGGTGCTGGCCGTGGCCGGTCCCTGCAGTCCTTTGCGCAGCAGGACCGTGAGGAAGGCATGCGCCGCTGGGAGGAGCAGACGGGCCGTGTGCACCCTGACCGTCTGCAGCAACAGCCGCAGCACGGCGGCAATGTGATCGACGTGACCGCGCGAGATGCTGGCCATGGCCAGCTGGGATGGCAGCAATGATCCCCGCCAACGTCCTCGATCGCCTGTTCACCCGGCTGGCCGCCACATACGGCGCAGCCTGGGATCGCAGCCTGGGCAGCGCACCCATTGCCGACGTGAAAACCGTTTGGTCCCATGAGCTGGCCGGGTTCGCCCCGCGCCTGGAGGACATTGCCTGGGCTCTTGAGCACCTGCCGGAGAAGTGCCCCAACGTCCTCGAATTCCGAGCCCTGTGCCGCCGTGCGCCGGCGCCAGAGTTCAAGTTGATCGAGGCGCCCCGCGCCAATCCCGAGCGAGTGGCCCAGCTGGCGCAGCAGGTGCGCGATGTAGTCCAGTCCACCGCCGAGAAAGACCCCAAGGGGTGGGCTCGCAAGCTGCAGCAGCAGCACGAAGCCGGCAAAAAGCTGGGCGCCCACCAGATCCGCGCCTATCGCCAAGCCCTGGGGCTCGAAGGCCGCCAGTCCTGGCAGTGAAAAAAGTGGAGCAAAAAAACATGATCGTTATTGGAATTGACCCGGGTTTGACTGGTGCGTGCGCGGTGGTCGACCACCTGGGCGTGCGCGCGGTGTTCGATTTGCCCACCATGGCTGTGCCGGGAGCTGGGCCAAAGGCGCTGGTCAAACGCAAGATTGACGGGTACGCCCTGTGCCAACTGCTGCTGAAGCACTGCCCGGCCAGTGCCGGCCAGGCGCATGTGGTGCTGGAGCAAGTCATCACCATGGGCGGCGCGAACAACGCCGTGCAGACCCAGGGCAGCTTGCTGCGCAGCCTGGGCGCCATCGAAACGGTGCTTGAATGCCTGAAATACCCGGTGCAGTACGTGGCCCCCCGGAGCTGGAAAAAGGCATTTGCTCTGGGCTCCGACAAGACCAAGGCGCTGGAGACGGCCCGCCGGCTCTACCCCGGTGCTGCGGCCGACCTCAAGCGTCAGAAGGATCACAACCGCGCCGAAGCGGTGCTGCTGGCCCATTGGGGCCGCCGGGAGCTGGCATGAAAAAGGGACACGTCAGCGGCATGAACGCCGAGAACGCCCGGGTGCTGGCGCTGCTGGTGGCAACCTTCCTCGAGCAAGACCACATCCCCAGCTATCAGGTGGTGGCCGACCACTTCGGGTGGCACATGTCGAATGCGCAGTGGCACTTCAAACGCCTGTGCGACCTGGGCTACATCGAGCGCGCCGGGGTTCGCCGGTGGCGGTTCTGCCGGGACTGGGCCGCGCGCCCGGTCAGCATGATGGGAGCGGTGGCATGAGCCGGCTGGTCATCACAAAAGGGCAGGACGGCAAGCTGTGCGGCCTGGACCCCGCCGGCCAGCGCGCATATGGCCGGTTCAAGGCGGCGGTGCTGGCCATGCAGCCCGGCCAGACCATGGCATTCACCTACCGGCTGCCCCGGAGTCCGAAGCACCACGCCTTTTTCTTCGCCAAGCTGCAGCGCCTGCTGGAGCGAACCGAGGAATTCACCGAGCTGGACAAGTTGCGCGCCTGGGTCACCCTGGGCGCCGGCTATGCCGACTTTGTGCCAGGCCTGGACGGGAAGCCGAACGCCATCCCCCGGAGCATCGACTTCGACAGCATGGACGAGGCCGATTTTTCGGAGCTCCACCGGGCCGTGGATACCTTCCTTTGGTCCCTGCGTGCCCAAGCCATCCTGTGGCCGGAGTTGAGCACCAACCAGCGCTGGGACTGCATGACCGACTTTATGGAGGGCTTCATTCAGTGACGCCAGAAATCACCATTGCGGCAGATATCACCGTCACCCATCACCCGGATCAGGTGTTGCCGCTGGCGCTGAACGACATACTGGCGGCCTGGCACGCCTGGCAATTGGCCGAATCCATTGCAGAGGGGTACCCCAGCCGGTCCCCGTCCTGTGTCCTGGGCCCGGCCGGCGGCGGCGGGGGTGATGGCCCGGACATGGAGGCGGTGGACGCGGTGATCGACAGCATTCCCCAGCCCCACAGGACGGCGCTGGCCTTCAATGCCCGCAACCTGCACTGTCGCACCCAGGTGTGGTCAAGTCCCCGTCTGCCCGAGAGCCCCACCGAAAGGTCGGTGCTGCTGATGGAGGCGCGCAACATGCTGGCCCGGGGACTCATTGGGCGCGGGGTGTTGCAGTAGCCGCAGAAAGTGTGCAGAATTCGCCCCGGGACGTTGCGTCCAAAAACAGAAAAGCCCTGGCCTGAACCGCCGGGGCTTTTTCGTTTGTCTCCTTGCCGGCTTCCGCCGGCCACTGCCGCCCGGGTTCCGCCCTGGCGGCTTTTTTATTCCAAAGGCGGATATGGCCAAATTCCGAAAAAAAGCCTGTCGTCATCGAGGCTGTGCAGTACCCATGCTCGCATCCCGCGCTTCAGAGGTGCACATGCAGCACGCTGGAAAACGCCGCATGTTCAAACTGTGGGCGGGAGTTCATTCAGACATTGGAAGGGCAGATGAGCGTTGCCCCTGGCGACTGGATCATTACGGGCGTACAGGGCGAACACTACCCCTGCAAGCCCGAGATCTTCGCCGCCACTTATGAGCCGGCTTAGGCTCCAACCAGTTCGCCGCCACCGAGCGCACCCGGCAAAGCATGCATCACGTCATGGGGTGTAAGGCTCGCGTGGCGGCACCCATTCCGAAAGCCTGAGATGGCACTGACGCCAAAGCAAGAGCGCTTTGCGGCCGAGTACCTGATTGACCTGAACGCGACTCAGGCCGCGATCAGGGCCGGCTACAGCGCCAAAACCGCCTATTCCCAGGGAGAGCGCTTGTTGAGGCATGTTGAGGTGGCCAAGGCAATCCAGGCAGGCCAGCAAGCGCGCGCCGTGCGCACCGAGATCACCCAGGACCGGGTGCTGCAGGAGCTGGCGCGCATCGCCTTTTTCGACATTCGCCAGCTGTACCGCCCCGATGGCACGATGAAAGACCCGACCGAGATGGACGCGGACACGGCAGCCGCGCTGGCCAGCATCGAGGTGCGCGAGGAGCTGGAGCGGGGCACGGGCGACGAGGAAGCGGATGTTGTAGCCCCGGGCGGCGCGGTTCGGCGCAAGCGCGGGGAGCTGGTGGGGGGCTACACCATCAAAACCCGGGTGTTCGACAAGGTGGCCACCCTGCAGCTGGCAATGCGCCACCTGGGCATGCTGAACGACAAGCTGGGGCTGTCTGCCCCCGGCGGTGGGCCCATCGAAACTGTTTCGCGCGTCACGCGCACCATCATCGACCCCAAGGCATGAGAACGCTGGACTTGAAAACGGCGCGCGTGTTCGCGCCGCTGCTGGAGCCTGCCCGCTACAAAGGCGCGCACGGTGGCCGCGGATCTGGCAAAAGCCATTTCTTCGCGGAAATGCTGCTGGAAGACTGCCTGTACGAGCCAGGCGCCATGGCCGGGGAAGGCTTGCGCGCGGTATGCATCCGCGAGGTGCAAAAGGACTTGAGCCAGTCGAGCAAGGCCCTGCTGGAGTCCAAGCTGTCCGCCCTGGGGCTGGGCCCGGCCGATGGCTTCCGGGTGTTCAAGGACGTGATCACCACCCCCGGGGACGGCCTGGTGATCTTCAAGGGGATGAACGACTACACGGCCGACAGCGTGAAGTCGCTGGAAGGCTTCAAGCGCGCATGGTGGGAAGAGGCACAGACGGCCACGCAGCGCAGCCTGGACCTGCTCAAGCCCACCATGCGGATGGAGGGCTCACAGCTGTGGTTCGGCTGGAACCCGCGTTTTGCCAAGGATCCCGTGGACCGCATGCTGCGCGCCGGCGAATTGCCCACCGGTGCCCAGGTGGTGCAGGCCAACTGGCGCGACAACCCCTGGTTTACCGCCGAGCTGGAGCAGGAACGGCAGGACTGCCTGCGCCTGCAGCCGGACAAGTACGACCACATCTGGGAAGGCGGCTACGAGACTGTCAACGAGGGCGCCTACTTTGCCCGCCAGCTCTCGGAAGCGAAGGGGCAGGGCCGCATCGGCGCGGTGGCTGCCGATCCGCTGATGACGTTGCGCGCCTTTGTGGACATTGGCGGTACCGGCCAGAACGCGGACAGCTTCGCCATGTGGATCGTGCAGTTTGTGGGCATGCAGGTGCGGGTGCTGGACTACTACGAGGCCCAGGGCCAGCCCATGGCAACGCACGTGCAGTGGCTGCGCGACAAGGGCTACACACCGCAGCGGCTGCAGATCTGGCTGCCGCACGACGGCGAGAAGTCGGACACGGTGCACGCAGTCACCCCCAAGAGCGCGCTACAGGCGCTGGGCTACAGCGTGACGGTGATCCCCAACCAGGGCAAGGGCGCGGCGATGAAGCGGGTAGAAGCCGCGCGCCGGCTGTTCCCCAGCATCTGGTTCAACGAGGCAACCACGGAAGGTGGGCGCGCGGCGCTGGGCTGGTACCACGAAAAGCGCGACGAGGCCCGGGGCATTGGCCTGGGGCCGGCGCACGACTGGGCCAGCCACGGCGCGGACGCTTTCGGCCTGATGTGCTGTGTGTGGGAGCCGCCACGGCAGCAGGCCCCGCTGCAGCTACCGAATATAGGGATTGTGTGATGGCAAAAATGAACAGTGACACGTTCCGCAATGTGCTGGAGCGTGAAATCGAGGATGCGCACAGCTGGCTGGCCAGCGGCATCCGTGGCGAGCAGCAGCGGAACATGCAGTATTACCTGGGCCTGCCGCTGGGCAATGAGGTTGCCGGCCGCTCCCAGGTGGTGAGCTGGGATGTTTTCGAGACGATCGAAGGCGCGCTGCCCAACTTTCTGGAGCCGTTTTTCAGCGGGGACAACATCGGGGAGTTTCTGCCGCGTGGGCCAGAGGATGCGCCCTTTGCCGAACAGGCGACAGAGCTGGTCAATTTCGTAATCCGGGACGACAACCCCGGATTTTTGCTTTTCAGCGACTGGTTTAAGGACGCGCTGCTGTCCAAGCTGGGCGTAGTGCGCGCCAAGTGGGTGCAGCCCGACCCGGTGCGCGAGGAGTTCAAGGGCCTGAGCGAAGAACAGCTGGTGCTGCTGACCCAGGATCCGGCCGTGAGCGTGCTGGAGGCATCCCCCAGCGAGATGCTGCCTCCGGAGCTGGCCCAGGCCGCCGGGCTGCAGCAGCCCCTGCTGTGGGATGTGACGATCCAGCGCAAGCAGCGCGGTAAGGTGGAGCTGCGCAACGTGGCCCCGGCAGACTTCATGGTCAACCGCTCGGCCAAGCGCCTGGAGGATGCCCGCCTGGTCGGGGAGTGGGTGACCTACACCCGCTCGCAGCTGACCGAGATGGGCTTTGACAATGCCAACGAGGTCAGGAGCTTTGAAGGCAATGCGGCCGAGGAGCAGGACGACAGGCTGGATGACAGGCGCGACCAGCTGGCCGACAGCGCGGATAAGTCGCTGGAGGAGGTGCGGCTGTTCGAGGGCTTCATCCGCTGCGACTACAACGGCGACGGCGTGGCCGAATGGCGCCGGATCCTGGCATCCGGGGATGGCGAACTGGAAAACGAGGAGGTCGAAGGCCACGAATATGCAGTCCTCACGCCGATCAAGTTGCCGCACCGTGTCATCGGCATGGCGCTGGCGGATCCGGTGGTGGAGCTGCAGCGCCTGAACAGCGGGCTGACGCGCCAGTATGTGGACAGCCTGTACCTGGCCAACAACCCGCGCACCTATGTGAACCTGGCGGCGCGGGTCAACATCGAGGACGTGATCAGCAACCGTATCGGCGGGATCATCCGCGGCGAGGGTGCTGCGACGGATGCCGTGACGCCCATCAAAACCGCGCTGGTGGCCACCGAGAGCCTGGCCGGCATCGAGATGGTGCAGGGCATGCGCGAGCGGCGCACCGGTGTCACCCGGTACAACCAGGGTCTGGAGGCAGACAGCCTGAACAAGACGGCCACGGGCATCGCCAAGATTTCCAGCATGGCCGACAAGCGCATGCTGCTGATCCTTCGCACCTTTGCGGAAACGGGTGTCAAACAGCTGTTCAAGCTGGTGCTGCGGCTGCTGACCCAGTACCAGGACATTCCGACCACGATACGGCTGCGCGGCCGGTTTGTGCAGTTCGACCCCCGCATGTGGTCCCCGGACATGGACGTGAGCACCGATGTGGGCCTGGGCACCGGCGACAAGACCGAAACCCTGATGCTGCTGCAGCAGTTCGGCCAGTTCATGCAGCAGGCGGCGAAGGCCGGGCTGGTGGGGCCGGCGCAGATCTATGAATTCGGCAAGGCCTTGGCCAAGAACGCCAAGCTCAAGGGCGCGGACGAGAAATTCATGCTCTCGCCGGACAAGATCCCGCAGAAGCCGCCGCAGCCGAGCCCAGACCAGATCAAGGCCCAGCTGGAGCAGATGAAGCTGCAGGGCCAGCAGCAGTTGCAGGCCATGCGGCTGCAGGCCGAGGCGGCCGAGGGCGACAAGAAGCGCGCGGCCGGCTTGCAGATCAAGCAGATGGAGATGCAGCAGCAGCACAACGACCGACTGCTGGACCTGGCCGCAGGCTATCTGGCCGCCAATGCACGGCAGGCAGGTGTTATGGGCCAGCCCACCAACATCATCGGCGGAACGATGCTGGACCAGAACATGCAGGTTCCAGGTGTCACGGAACAGGATCTGAACAACGTGGCCGGAATCATCAACGGGTTCGCACAGCAGTTTCAAGGAGGGCAGCAATGAGCCAAGCCCAGCACCGCGCAGAGCAGGCACAGCGCCTGCTGAATGACCCACTGTTGCAGGAAGCCCGGCGCGCGGTGGTCCAGGCCCTGCAAACCGAAGTGCTGTCCCTGCCCCTGGGCGAGCGCGAACGCCGCGAGGCGGCCGTGGCCATGCTCAAGGGCGCTGAGCAGTTTTTCCGGGTGTTCGAGCTGGTGATTGACGGCTACACGCTCGAACGTGCCGAGTTGACCAATGAGGCACAGATCCAGGCCCGTCACCACGCAATCGAGGAGCGCATGCGCAATGGCTAGACCACGCAAAAACCCAACCCCGCCGGCTCAGTCCGGCCAGCAGGTGCCGCAAGACCGGCCGACACAGGATGCCCAGCAGGGTGACGAAACCGTGACGGGCGATGCGCCCCAGGTGCCGGAGGGCCAGCAGCATGCCGAGCCGCAGCCGCAGCCGCAGCCGCAGGCCATGCCGCCCCAGGCACCGCCGGCCACTGCCGTCGAGCCGCTGGACGAGTTTCTGCGGCGCGTGGAGCGTGTGCACATCGAGCGCGACGTGGTGGCCACCGCTGCCACCCACCCCCACGCATCGGAGCGTGTGTGGCCTGGCACCTATGGCGGCATCCGCCTGAGCGCGGGCCCGGTGTCTGTCACCTACAGCGACGGCACCACCGAATAAGGAGTGAACATGAGCGACCAAGCGATCGAACATGAAATCCAGGCCAAGGGCAAGACTGCTGCGCGCGTGACGCCGGCCGATATCGAGGCCAATATCACCAGCGAGCACTATTTCACGGCAGCCGACGGGGTTGCTGGTCAGGCGAGCTTTCGCTGCGGCCATGTGGTTGTAGGCGACACCCAGCCACCCAAGACCCTCGGCCTACTGACCTTCTGCGTGCTGGTGCTGCGCAACGGCTTCACCGTAACCGGGGAAAGCGCCTGTGCCAGCCCGGAGAACTTCGACGCCGATATCGGCCGCAAGATCGCGCGCCAGAACGCCGTGCAGAAGATCTGGCCTCTGATGGGCTACGAGCTGCGCAGCAAGCTGACGGCTCGCGCCGAGTATGGCTGCAGCTACGGCGAATAACTGTTTTCTCAACCCGACCGGGCACGGTATGCCCGACCGACCAGTCTAGGAACAACCCAGCGAGGGGCTGCATGCGACGGCATGTGGCCCTTTTTTGCGTGGACTCACACCTGGCCGGACCAACACACCAAAGACCATGGACGACGATCAAATTTCAACCGTAGACGATCTGGCAGCAGCGCTGGATGCCGGCGAGGGACAAGCCCCGGAAGCCCCCGACGCCGACCTGCAAGGCGCGGCCCACCAGAACGACGGCGATCCCCTGGAATATGGCGAGCTGGAGGCCGAGCAGGCCGAAGGCGACCCGGAAGCCGCCGCGCAGGAAGCTGGACAAGCCACGGAAGCCCCAGCCGATGACCTGGTGGTGAAGTGGAGCGCCCCCGACGGCACCGAGATTGCGGCCCCGATTGCGGAGCTCAAGGCCGGGTACCTGCGCCATGCGGACTACACGCAGAAGGCGCAGCAGCTGGGCGAGGAGCGCCGGCAGGCAGCCGAGCAGGTGAGCATGCAGTTCCAGCAGGTGCAGCAGCTCACGCGCGATCAGGCCATGCTGATGGCGCTGTCCGACCAGCTGGCGATGTACCAGAAGGCTGACTGGAATGCGCTGTTCCAGCACGACCCGGCGGAAGCCAGTCGCCTGCAAGCGCTGTGGCGCCAGACCGAGGGCCAGGCCAACCAGTTGACCCATGGCCTGCAGCTGGCAGCGCAGCAGCAGCAACAGCTGCAGGCGCAGCGGCATCTGCAAGCCTCGGAAGAGGCGCTGACCGTGCTGCAAACGGCCATCCCAGGCTTTGGCAAACCGCACCTGGCCGCCATGCGCGAAACCGGCCTGGCCCACGGGTTCACCGAGGCCGAGCTGTCCCAGGTGTCCGACCCGCGCACCCTCAAGGTGCTGCATGAGGCCGCCCAGTGGCGCGCGCTGCAGGCCAAAAAGCCCGGCGTCCAGCAACAAGTGCGTGCAGCACCACCACGGGCCGCAAAGCCCGGTGCTGCAGGCGTTCCCCCATCCAAGATCGACGCGGCCTGGAAGCAGCTCAATGCCCGCCGTGACGTGAATTCATTGGCCGCCTTGCTGGCGGCGCAGGAGTAAATATGGCTCAACAGACCAATACCTTTGCCACTTTCAATGCCGTGGGCAACCGCGAAGAGCTGGCCGATGCGATCTACCGCATCTCGCCCGAAGAAACCCCGTTCGTGTCGTCCATCGGCAAGGACAAGTGCAGCTCGGTGAACCCTGAATGGCAGACCGATGCGCTGTCCGCCGCCGTGAACAACAAGGTGGAGCAGGGCAACAATGCGGCGGTGAAAGTGATCACCCCGACCGTGCGCGTGGGCAACCGCACCCAGATCTCCGAAAAGACCTTCGGCGTGACGGGCACCCAGGAAGTGGTGGACAAGGCCGGCCGCAAGTCCGAAAAGGCCTACCAAGAAGCCAAAAAGCTGATGGAGCTCAAGCGCGATGTGGAATTCGCGGCCATCAACAACGGCACGGCGGTGGCCGCTGCCGAAGGTGTGGCGCCCCAGGCGCGCGGCCTGTCTGGCTGGCTCAAGACCAACAGCCTGCAGGGCGCGACCGGCGCGGCACCGGACCCCATTGCCAACACCGCCCCCACCGACGGCACGCTGCGCACCTTCACCGAGGCGCTGCTGAAGCAGGCCATGCAGAAGGCCTGGGAAGAGGGCGGCAACCCCAGCCTGCTGTTTGTGCCTTCGGCGCTGCGGGCCACGGTGTCGGCCTTCACCGGCGCGGCCACCAAGTTCGAGAAGGTGGAGAGCAAGACCACCACGGCGACGGTGGAGGCGTACGTGGGCGACTTCGGCCGCCTGAAGATCGTCAACAGCCGCTACAACCGTGCGCGCGATGTGTTCGGCATCGAACCCGACCGTTTCAAGCTGCTGCGCCTGCGCGGGGTGAAGACCACGCCGCTGGCCAAGACCGGCGACGCCGAAAACTACATGGTCAACACCGAATGGACGCTCAAGTGCGAGCAGGAAGCGGCGAATTTCGCGCTGCGTGACCTGCAGGCCGCCTGATCGCTGTCCAACCTCTCTATGCCGCCCTTCGGGGCGGCTTTTCGCTTATGCACTCTCGAATTCTTCATGCCGCGGCTGGCACGCGCACGGTGCTGCACAGCCATGGCGACGGGTCCACCACCATCCAGAAGGTGGACGACGTGAGCGATGCCGTGGAGCGCGCCAAGGCGCTGCACAACCAGGGCGCGCACACCACCGCCACCGGGGACAAGCACGCAGCGTCGATCCCCATCCCCGTGCTCACGGAGTGGGCCGCGAAGCGTGGCAAGACCTTTGCCGACTGCATGCAGGACGAGGGACTGCTCAAGCAGTTTCTGCAAGACCCGGATAACCAGGTATTCCGGATCTGGAAGGGGGCTCTATGACGCTGGTTGTTCCTGTCGCGGCTTCGCCCAGTGCGGCGGCGGTCGCCAACTTCGCCGGCCTGTCTACCTCTGTGGCGCGCTGGCTCAATCGCACGGACCTCGGGGCCGTGATTCCGGACTTTGTGCGCATGGCGGAGGCAGAGTTTTCCCGCGACACGCGGCTGCGTTCGTCGTTCCAGGTGGTGGACACCAGCGGCTACACGCCGGCCGGGGAGATTCCGCTGCCGGTGGACATGCTGGAGCTCCGCGAGCTGAGCGCGGCCGGCAAGGTGCTGCGCGAGCTGCCCTATGAGGACTGGCGCCAGCGCAGCGACGGCCCGTACTTCGCCCGGGTGGGCGAGGTGGCGCACCTCACCGGCAAGCCGGCCACGGCCTATGGCCTGAAGTACCTGCAGAAGCTGCCGGCGCTGGTGTTCCAGTCCGACAGCAACTGGCTGCTGCGCGAGCACTACGACGTGTACCTGTGGAAGTGCTGCGAGATGGGCAGCGCCTGGATGCGTGACCCGGAAGCGGTGGCCAGTTACAGCGCAAAGTACGAAAGCGCCATGCAGCAGCTGCAGACCGCCAACAACGCGCACCAATGGGCTGGCGCATCTGTGGCTGTCATGGCCCCGGGGGTGGTATGAACAAAGTGCTGGGGTTTGCCCCCGATTCCGACCCGACCACCCCTGGGGTGCTGCTCGATTGTGTGAACCTGCTGCCGTCCGAGCTGGGCATGCGCCCTGGGCCGACTGTGGCACCGGTGGGCGTGGCAACGCTGGCCGAGGGCGTGCGCGGCGCGCTGGCCGCAATCGACCTGAGTGGCAATCGCATCGCCATCTGCGGCACGACGCAGCGGCTGTACACCCTGGCGGGCAGCACCTGGGCCGATGTGTCCGGCGCCGGTGCGCCGTTTGCGCTGGGCCAGGACGAACGCTGGAGCCTGGCGCAGTTTGCCAACAGCACGGTGGCGAGCTGCCGGTCCATGGGCATGCGCATTGCCAATGGCGGCATCTTCTCTCCCATAGCCGGGGCGCCAAAGGCCAAGATCCTGGCCAGCCTCAAGGGCTTTGTGATGGCCTTCAACACCCAGGATGCCACCTACGGAGACAGCCCGGACCGGTGGTGGTGCTCGGCCTCGCTGAATGCCCAGGACTGGGTGCCCAATGTGGCCACCTTGTGCACCACGGGCCGCCTGGTCGAGTCCGGCGGCGAGATCACGGCTGCGCACCGGCTGGGCGATGACATCATCGTCTACAAGCGCCGCAGCACCTTTGTGGGGCGCTTCACGGGGCCGGCCGAGGTGTGGAACTTCACGCAGGTGGACTCGGACGTGGGTTGCGTGGGCATGGATGCTGTCTGCGACACCGGCAAGGCCCACTATTTCATCGGTGACGATGACCTGTATGTGTTTGACGGCGTGCAGGTGCAGGCCATTGGCCGCGGCATGCTGCGCGACTGGTTCGTGGAGGTGCGCGACCCCAAGCAGATGCACAAGTCGCAGGCGTTCTGGGACAAGCAGAACCAGCTGGCCTGGTTCTTTTTCCCTTCGGTCGATGGTGGTGGGGAGCTGGATTTCGGGCTGGTCTACCACCCGGGCACCAACAAGTGGGGCCGCGCCAATCACGCCATGCGTTCGCTGGTGCGGTACGCATCGCCGGCGGCCACCTACGACGGGGGTTCGGAGCTGGTCACCACCTACGACAGCGGCCCGGCCATCGACTTCGACAGCCCATTCTGGGTGGAAGCCCAAGAGCTGATGGCGGGATTCGACACGCAGAACCGGCTGGTGACGTTCGCTGGTGCACCAGGTGCAAGCGGGTTCACCACGGGGGACTTTGGCGACGATGACCTGATGACGCTGTGCGACCGGCTGGTGCTGCGCTTCAAGCGCTCCCCCAGCGAGGCAACCGCAACAGGTTTCACCAAGGACGACGGCGGCCAGGAGGCGCGGCAGGCGTCTGCGGCGATCCGTGACGATGCGGCATTCGATCTGCGGCAGCGCGGCCGGTGGCATTCGTTCCGGGTGGACTGCCAGGGTGATTTCGCGCTGATCGGCTTTGCGCCGCGGCTCAAACAGGCGGGGTTCCGATGAGGCTGCAGACCGACAACTACCGATTCGGCAACGACCTGCCGGCCCTGGTGAGGACGCTGGCGCAGATCTTCCCGCGTTTTGCGGTGCAGCTGAATCACCTGTCCGAAGGGCGCATCTGCGGCAACCACAACGCGGCCGAGGGGCCGCCCGCTACTGGGCTGTACCAGGCCGGCGACTACGTGCGCAACAGCGCGCCGGCGGTGCTGGGTGCTGCTGGTGGGCAATACGTGCTCAAAGGCTGGATCTGCGTGCAGAGCGGCGAGCCGGGGGTATGGGTCGAAGACCGAAGGGTGACAGGCACATGAACTACCGACTGCACATCGTTCCACCGGCCTTTGTGGGTCGGGCCTGGGCTGATGGTGCCCACCAGCTGGGCCAGGCCTGCGCGACCTCGGGCGGGGAGATCACCGGCGACCAGCTGAAGCTGCTGCTGTCGCGCGGTGAGCGCGATCTGCTGCGCATCGACCTGGACGGCCAGGCCGTGGGCTGGGCCGTGACCCGCATCGACCAGCTGCCCAACGTGCGCGCGCTGCATGTGTGCGAGCTGTACGCCCCGGGCGGCCACTGGCTGGCCTGTACCGAGCAACTGGCGGCCATGGCGCGGGCCAACGGCTGCACGGAGCTGCGCTGCAGCGCCGGGCCCGCCCAGCAACGCCTTTACCAGCGGCATCTGCCCTGGGAACCGATTTACACAACCATGAGGATGCCCTTATGAACCCGCTTTATGAGAAAGCCCGTGCTCAGGGCCAGCTGCGGCCCGCCAAGGGTGGCGGCGGCAGCAGCACATCGAACTCGAGCATTCAGTACCCCGACGAGATCAAGCCCCTGCTGTCCAACGTGGCGCAGCTGAGCACCGACCTCTACAACAAGAGCTGGCAGGGGTATGACGGCCAGCGCTATGCCGACCTGAACGGTACCCAGCAGCAGGCGCTGCAGGGCATTCAGGACCGCGCGGGCGGCGGGTCGGAGCTGTGGAAGCAGGCCCAGTCCGGCCTGCAGTCGATGATGGGCGACCAGACGAACCCCTACCTGGACCAGCAGGTGGCCAATGCACAGAAAAGCGTGGTGGACAGCTACAACCTGACGGCCAAGCCGCAGATGGAGTCGGCCATGGTGGGGTCGGGATCGTTCGGCAATTCGGGCCTGCAGCAGATGCAGCAGCAAAGCCAGAGCCAGCTGCAGCAGAACCTGGGCAACGTGGCGAGCGAGATGTACGGCAATGCCTACAACACCAACCAGTCCAACAAGCTGGCGGCGCTGGGCATGGCGCAGGGCTTTGCAAACCAGGACTACACCGACCTGAACCAGATGCTGAACGCCGGCAACACCTACCAGGACCAGGCGCAGAACAACGCCGACTTCAACTACGAGCAGTGGCAGCAACAGCAGGATGACCCCTACAAGAAGCTGCAGGCCATGACGGGTGTTATGTCCGGTACGGCGGGCAGCAGCACCACCACCAAGCAAAGCGGAGGAGGCAAGTAATGTTCTGGTTACCAATGGCGATGGGGGCGGTTGCAGGCGCTGTCTCGGACAAGGAAAACCCCCTGAAAGGTGCGCTACTGGGCGGCACGCTCGGTGCTGCCACCGGTGGGCTAGGCGGTGCGGCGGTCGGCGCGGGCGGGGTGGGAAGCGCAGCTGCAGGCGCGGGCGGCCTGAGCGGAGCGGCAGCAGGGGCTGGAGGCCTGGGCGGTACTGCCGGTACCGGCCTGATCAGCGCAGGGGCGCCGGCGGCAGCAGCCAACGTCACTTCGGTCAATGGCGCGATCTCGGGGGCGGCTTCGGGCTTGGGCTCGGGCCTGGGCCTGTCACCGGCCGGCGCGGGTGCAGCGAATCTGTCAGCCATGGGCGGCGGGCAGGGCCTGCTGTCGGGCCAAGGCCTGGGGGCCTCCGGCATGGGTGGTGCACAGGGGCTTATGGCCGGTGGCATGCAGGCGCCGGCCTCTGCCGGGGCAGGTGCGGCCGGCAGCAGCTTCGATGCGAACCTGAAAACCGCCAACGATATGGCCGCCCTGGCAGAAAGGGTCGGCGTGTTCGACAAGAACCCGACGGGGCCCCAGGCCCAGTCTGCAGGCATCCCCGCCAAACAGGCGGATTTCACGGGCCTGCTGTCAGCTGGCAAGGGTCAGCAAATGTCCGGCGCGGAACGGCTCCTGGCCCAGCGCGCGGCGCGAAAGGGGTAAAACATGGCAACACAACCGAGTTACGAAGCACTGCAGCAGGTCTACGGCCAGCAGCAGGAGCCCAGCGGCATCATGGGGCTGCTGAGCTCGCCGGCGGCGCAGGGGCTGCTGGGAATGGGCCTGGGCGCGCTGGCGAGCAACGGCACCAGGGCGCAGGCAATCGGCCGCGGCGGGCTGCTGGGCTTGTCGGCCTTCTCGAACGCCAAGGGTGCGCAGGAAAACAGGCTGCTGCAGATGGCCCAGGCGAAGTCCCGTTCCGACGCATTGGGGGCGCTGCGGGCGGGCGAAGACGGTGCCATTTCTGCCACCCCGGCGCAGCTTATCGCTGCGGGGTTTGACGATCCTGCGAAGTGGGAGGCGCTGCGAAACTACGGCCGCGACAAGTTCAAGCAGATGGAATCGGTGACCAACGCCGACGGGTCCAAGAGCCTGCATTCTGTGGACGAGTATGGGCGCGTGCGAAACACTGGCCTGAGCAATGCACCGGAAATCAAGCCGCAGGATCTGGGCGGCAAGGTGTCCGGCGTGAACCCGTACACAGGCAAGGAAGCATGGAGCGCAGACAAGACGCTGACGCCTGACCAACTGCAGGACACGGCAAATCAGCCGTTCCGCGTGGTCAACGGGCAGATTGTCCCGAATCCCGCCTACCAGGCCTATTCCACCCAGAGGGCCGCAGCAGGCGCCGCGCGCACCAATGTGAAGGTGGAAAACAAGATGGGCGAAAGCCTGGCCGGACAGATCGGGCCGATGATGAAGGATTCGCAGATCGCTGCTGATGCTGCGGTGAAGCAAGTTCTGGCCGCCAACAACATCGATCAGGCGCTTGACTCGGGCAAAGTGATCACCGGCCCGATGGCTGATGCACGTTTGACTGTTGCGCAGTGGGCAGATTCCTTGGGCATAGGCGGTGCGAACCGAGATGAAAAGCTGAAAAACACCCGCATTGCCATGCAAGGCCTGGCCCAGCTGACGCTGCAAGGACGCCAGCAAATGCGCGGCCAGGGTGCCATCACGGACAGCGAAAGCGCCCTGGCAGAGCGCGCAAATTCGGGTGACCTGAGCCTGACCCCTGCGGAACTGCGCGTGCTGACCAGCGCAGCGCGCCGGGCGGGGCAGTACATGCACGGTGAGCACAAGCGCAAGCTGGACGCCGTGGCCGCCAACCCCGACTACGCAAACATGGTGCCGTTCTACACCGTGCCGGATCTTCCGGCCGCACCGGTACCACCCCAACCACAGGCCACAGCTGGAGGCGGCTGGAGCATTCAGAAGGTGAACTGATATGGCGACATACCGCATTACTGGCCCGGACGGGCACCAATACGACATCACCGCGCCGGACGATGCCACGCAGGAACAGGTGCTGGCATACGCCCAGGCGCAATATGCCGGTGCTCCTGCTCCTGCCCCTGGTGCTGGGGGTGGGGGTGGGGGTGGTCAGCAGCTGCCGACGACGTTGGAAAACCGGATGGGAACGCTCAAAACGATCAGCGATTACAACAATGCTATTGGCCGTGGCGCGGCCGCAGGCTTCGGGGATTTCGCTCTGGGCTTGCAGAGTCTTGCCGGAAAGACGGTCAAGGCTGCAGGCGACGTGTTCGCCCCGCCGCGCACGTTGTCCTCGCTTGTCACTGATCAGGTGCCGATGAACGGGGTCCAAAAGGTCGGCAAGTGGCTGGTGGACGATGCCGAGCAGGGCCGCAAAAAGCTGGCTGCCGAGTTGGCACCGTACAAGGAGGCCCATCCATTGTCGGCTGGAGGCGGCGAAATCGCCGGCAACCTCGCTCTCGCCGTACCTGCGACTCGCATGCTTGGTAGCGCCGTGGCTACGATGGGGCCGCCCCTGCGGATGGCCAAGGTGCTGACGCCCCTTGGGGAGTCGATTGCAACTGGGGGGATGCGTGTTGGCGGTCCGCTGGCCGAAGCAAAGGGCGCATCTGCTGTTGCGCAACGAGTCGCCACGCGCACTGCCGGCGGTGCCATTTCTGGTGGTGCCACCGCCGGGGTGCTGGACCCAGAGAGCGCAGGAACGGGGGCAATGATCGGGGGAGCGATGCCGCTGGCCATCATGGGCATGTTCGGCCTGGGCAAGTGGGGCATCGACATGACGAAGAAGCTGTTTACTTCACCATCCAGCAAAGCTGCGGACACGATTCTGGATGCTGCCGGGGCCAAAACCCCAGAGCAGGTAGCCGCCGTGCGCGAGGCACTGAATACGCCCCGGCCAAGCCCGATTGGTGAAGAACTGACCGTGCCCCAGATCCTGCAGCTACCTGGCGTGAGTCAGCTGCAGCGCACTTTGCAAAACGCTGGCGATAAGACGCTGCCGGCGCGGCACGCAACGCAGGAGGCGCAGCGCATGGCCGCGCTGAACCGGGTTTCTCAAATCGATGGGACGACACAGCAAGCTGCGCAGCGCTTTGGCAACGAGCTTGAGACATGGGCCGGAGCTGCCAACGCAGACGCAAAGAAGGCCGTTACTGATGCATATGAGGCAGTGGACCCCACAGACGTCACGCTGTTTCGCCTGCCGGTGGCGGAGATGCGCGGCGCCCGGGACCAATACCTGGGGCGCGGCACGTTCGGCACGGGCAAGAGCGCAGCGCAGGCGATTGATACGGCCGAAGGAATGTCTGTTACGCGCGGGCGAGATCCTCTCACCGGCGCGGAGCTGGCGGTAGACCGGCTTTCGCCGTTCCGCGAGGTGCAGAACCTGCGTTCGTCCATTGGCGAAGCAGCGGCAGCGGCGCAGGCCAAAGGGGCGAACAAGGAGTACGCCGCACTGAGCAAGATGGTCAAGGAGATCGATGATGCACTTGACCGGGTGGCTGCGGGCCGCGGCTCTGCGGACGAAATCTTCCCGCGCAATGTGGTGGACCAGTGGCGCCGGGCCAACGACATGCACGCAGAGCGCATTGCCCGGTTTGAGACAGGGCCGCAGCGCGCAATGTGGCGCAAGGGTGGGGATGGTCAGCCAGTGGCGCAGGGCGGGGAGTTGGCTCCGAAGTTCTTCAATTCCTCGAGAGGGCAGAGCGCCGACATTGCGTCGTTCAATCGCCTTGCGGGCACGGACTTTCCGAACGACGGCCTGAAGAACTACGCCGTAACGGACTTTGCCGACCAAACCGCAAAGTTCGAGCTGTCTCCGACGAATGTCGGGAACTGGGTGGACCGGCGCAGCGGTGCCATCGAAGGCTTGTTCAACGAAGGGGAACAGGGCGTGCTGAAGGGGGTGCAAGACAGTTTGGAGCGTTCCGCTAAGGCTGAAATCCTGGGCATGGCCACGGGCTCTAACACCGCTCAGAACGCGAATTCGCTGCTGAATCTGGGACTCTGGGATAGTCCATGGGTGAACGCTGCTGCCACGCGCATTCCAGGCGTGAAGCACTTCGCTACCCCGATGCTGAAGGGGCTGAAGGACAAAGCGCGAGAAGCCGCAGTGGAAGAAGTGGCCGGCCTGCTGTCGGACCCGCAGGCGCTGAACGAAGTGCTTGCGGCGCGGCTGGTCAGTCGCCCAGCTGCTTTGCCTGGGCCTAGTTCCGGGGTGGCGCAGGGCCTTCTCTATCCTGCTGGTCATGCTTCCGTCCGTGCAGCACCTCTTCTATTGACTTCCCCGTGATGCCTGCATAGATGCCAAGGCCGAAAGCAATGACGCACAGCACAATCAGCTTGAGCCAGAGGTAGTCGGTGAAGTTCATGCCCCCATCCTAGCAAAGCCCGCAGCCGTGGGCCTTGCCTTTCCTCTGACCGGCCGTTGCTGTGTGCACGGCTATTTTTTTGACCAGCCTCCCATGTGGAGGCTTTTTTTATGGGCAATCCATGCCAGTACCCAACAGCATTGACGAGCTTTCGGCAAACCCTGCCGAGAACTACCCAGCAGGCACGGAGCCGGTTTTCCCCAACCTGGACAACTACATCCGGTTCCACGCAGCCTGCATTGCGCAATTGCGCGACGAAGTGGCCGCCGGCGGCATGCCCATTGGCGGCTCCATGTGGTGGGGTGGTGCACGGTCCAAGATCCGCGCCAACTTCAAGCCGGAGGATGGCGACCTGCTGCTGCGCGCGGACTACCCGGCGCTGTGGCAGTTCGTATCGACCGGCGGCTATCCCGTGGTGGCGGAGGCGGATTGGTGGGCGGACAAGGCCAAGCGAGCCAGCTTCTCCGTTGGAGACGGTGCGACCACCTTCCGCATGCCTGACAACAACGGCAAGCAGAAAGACAGCTTTGGTGCTGCCGTCAAGCGCGGTGACGGGGCTTTGTCTGCGGGGGCACCTGGTTTGATCCAGGACAGCCAGAACAAGGAACACGACCACGCGGCAACCGCCACCCAGGCGGGCGCGCACTCGCACACCGTCAGCGGCAGCACCGGCCAGGCCGGCAGCCACAACCACGGCTACACCGGCAACGAAGGCCAGGGCAACCCGGACGGGGCGACCGACACCTACGGGGCCATCGGTACCAACCGCAGCTATGTGCGCTATTCCAAGGTGCAGGACGCAGGCGCGCACTCGCACGATGTGAGCGGCACCGCGGCGGCAGCTGGAACGCACTCGCACGAAATCTCGGTCACCAAGAGCGGCGGCACTGAAGCGCGCGGCATTGCCACGACTGGCTGCCACGTCATGCGCGTGAAGTAAGGAAGGCACATGCAAAAGTACAAATCCAACATCACCAGCACCTCGGGCGCGGCCATCCGCAATGTGCCTGTAACGGTTCTGAACGAGGCCGGGGAGCTGGCCAGCCTGTTTCTGGACCGCGCGGGCGACATTGCCGCGCAGAATCCGCTGGTGACCGACAGCACGGGCAATTTCTATTTCTATGCTGTTAACGGGCGCTACAGCCTGCGCACCACGGTGGATGGGGTCACGATCACCGACAACGACGTGGTGCTGCTGCAGGATCCCGAAGAGATCACCGTGGCGGGGCCGATTGCGGAGGCTGTTGCTGCTGCCCAGGCGGCGGCACAGCAGGCACAGCAGGTGGTGGAATCCTCTGGCATCCCGGACATGGTTGCTGCAGCACAGAATGCGGTGATCGATTCCAACCAGGCACTGCAGGAAGCTCGCAGCGCTTCGCAGGCATCGGCCCAGGCCAAGCAGGCGGCGGAGAGCGCCAAGAGCGCTGCAGAACTTGCCAAAGGCGATGCGCAATCTGCTTCCACCACCGCGAATGCGGCAGCCCAGCAGGCGAACGCATCGGCACAGAGCGCCGCGCAGTCTGCGGCATCGATCGATCCTGCGCGCCTTCTGACGCCGGCCGAGCGGCAGAAACTGGATAGCGTTGAGGCTGGGGCGACCAAGAACTTTGCAGTGACGCTCATTGCGCCTGGAACCAACCTGAACAGCCTGACCGAGCCTGGATTCTATTTTTGCGATTCGTCAGCAAACGCAGCATCGCTCATCAACTCGCCATTCGGGGCTGCGTTTGGTCTTTTGGTGGAAAACACTGGAGGGGGGAATCCTGCATCTACCCCACGCCGTCGCCAAACCGCTACCCAAGATGGCGGCGTGGATAACGCACGTATGGTGCGTAATTGCCGTGAGGGTGTATTCACAGCGTGGGTGCCCGCACCGTCTACCGCACTTGCCAGCACTTGGACTGCCCAGCAGCGTTTCGACAACGGCGCGATTATTAGTCGTTTGGGAATTAGTGGTGCATGGAGTAGTAATGTAGGGGTGTACTGCCTCGATAACACTTTTAGCGCAAACGCCAACTACTCCGGTGTCAATATGGATATTTCGTCCAATGGCGACACGCTGACTGCTACCCGCACGCACCGTGCTGCGTATCTGCGGGTGCGTAGCAATAACACATCGGCGCAATTGGCGGGATTTACGAATGGCATCACCGGCGTGGAAGGTGTTGCCGAACTTTCCACGGTAGCAGATGGGGTTGGGGAAGCCACATTTATCTATGGTGTACGGGGCTATGCAACGGACAATTCTGCCCGAACGCAGGTTCTAAATGGTGCTTATGCTGGTTGGTTTAATAGCCAGCATACTGGAACCACCGCCAAGGCCACCACTGAGTCCATCGCTGTATTGGCACAGGTGACGAACAGCAATGCCAGCAGCACGTTGACCCGAGCGACAGGTATTCATACGGCGATGGTGAATACTGCGGGCACTATTACCACGGGGTATATCTATCGAGGTACATATACTGGCGCGGGTACGTATGGGGTGAAGTGGGGCATCCATCTTGCTGGGTCTACACAAAACCAGATCGACGGATGGCTTTCTCTTACCGACACAACGGAATCCACGTCTACAACCACGGGGGCGCTGCGCGTGGCCGGTGGTTTAGGCGTGGTTAAAAATCTGTGGGTCGGCGGAAACCTGGAATTGTCGGAAACCGCAAAATCCACAATTCGGAATATATCTGCGCCGTTTGCCACATATGGCGGCACAGCCAATGCGATCACGCTCACCAACGCGATTGCGCAAGTCGCCCTGGTGCGTGGGCAGAGCAAGGTGTTTCGTGCCACGGCAGCAAACACTGGGGCTGTGACCATCAACATGGACGGCCTTGGTGCGGTGTCAGCAGTTACCGTTACTGGGGTTGCGTTGCCTGCCGGTTATATCCGCACTGACGTAGATACGGTGGCAACCTTTAACGGCACTAACTGGGTGGTTGACCGCCAAGTGCAGTACGGGAGCAACGCAAACGGTAATTTCGTTCTTAGGAATGACGGTAGCGCTTTGATCATGGGTGCCCCTGGAACTGTAGTTAATATTGCAGCGAATACCCCGTACGTTTTCAGCGGCTATGCTATGCCGACTTCTATATCTACGTCTAAACCATCCACAGCATTCGCACAGATTAATCCTACTTTATCTCCAGATTTCATGTACGGGTATGGGCAAGTTACTGGAGGAACTACAGTGTCATTTGTTGGGAGAAATGGGGTAAACACACAAAATGCCCAATTTGTGTCTTATGTAGTTAATGGATATTGGTACTAACTATGAAAATCACATTTACGCCGCAATACCGTTTCGATCCATTGGAACTTTCGAGAAATGGGGACGTGCTGACAATAAATGGGGAGGATTTTGATTTTTCCCCTTTGCCTGACGGTTACCGCGTCGAGGCCGTCAGCGCATGGATCATTGGCCCCGTGGCCCGTGTGGATGGGGAGCTGCAAATTACCATTGCATGCCCATCCATTTTGGAACATGTGGTGGTAACTGCCGAAGATGGAATTATTGGAGTGCCTACAAATGAGTAAAATTGATTGGAGCACCAAAAAGCCTATTAACGGTGTATCGCCGCAATACAACCAATACACAGGCAAAGCGAAGTTTGATCTGTTCACACCGGAAGAACAGCGGGCCATTGCTGGCGCGGCCATGACGGACGTGGATGTGAAACTGTTTTACGACCGTTTCACCATCGCGGACTACATCACGTACGACGACCCCGAAATGGTGCTGGGCCTGGAATTCATGGAGGAGCGCGGCTTTCTCACGCCAGAGCGGCATGCAGCGGTCATTGCTGAAATGACACGCTGAACAGCACGCAAACCACAACCCGCCTCGGCGGGTTTTTTTACGCCCGGGGAGGGGTGATGGACGACTTCGGAAACGAACTGCCGGCGCTGACCAGGCAGCAGATCAATCAGCGTTTTGACACAGGGAGCGAGCGTATGGCCGCAATCGAAAGGGAGTTGGGCAAGACACGGCAGGAGCTGCACGAACTCAAGCAGCAGCTGACGGACCTGCTGGAGTTTTTCGGCGCGATGAAGGGGGCATTCAAGGTCTTCCACTGGCTGGGACTGCTGGCCCGGCCCATGGCCGCCATCGTGGCGCTGGGGGTCGCGCTCACAGCCGCATGGAACGCTGCACGCGGGGGGATCTACCCGAAATGA